GTATTGTAAGCAAGAATATCCAGCATGACAGACAGGTTACTGCCTTCGAAATCATAGTCTTTGAACTCATCTTGCTCTTTTAAATAAGCTTTCAGAGAGTTTTTGTACTCGGTAAAATCGAGTTGTGTAAGAATGATACTTGAATTGGCTGCCATTATCTTGCTCTGTAAAGTGTGATACTAATAGAAACTGGATTTACACTATTTATTACTTCAAAATAGATGTATACATCATACGACTGTCGTGCTTCATTTGCTTGTACAATCACATCAAGTACACGAGCTCTTGGCTCATAGACTTCTAACGTTTCAATAATTACGTTTTTAATTTCTTGAACAATAATATCTGACATGTTTTCGAATAATAGACTCTTAATTCTGCAACCAAGTTCTGGTTGGAATGGTCTATCATACTTCTCTGTCTGTATTAAATTACGAATTGAACGCTTGACTGCATCTTCATTTGTGTACTTGACAAGTCTTTTGTTTTGAGGATGCACATTGAAGTTCGTATAAAAGTCACTATAAAACGGCTTCCGGTCGGAAGCTTTATCTGTGCTTGTAATTTTATCTATGCGAGTGACATCTACCATTTAATTCTCTTTATTTTTATTTATTCTACGTATACGACTTCTATACAGTCCGGCAGTAGATTCTGAATTAAAGATCCAAAACTAAATATTGCCGGAAAGATGATCCTTAATACCTGGCATTCAGTAAGTGGATTCTTTCCAGAAAGAATGTCTGCTACTTTCTTAACAATCTTCAAAATCTTACCGACAATAGGAAACTGATTTAAAATAAACGAAGGAGCTTTATCAAGGATCTCATTGATTTTGACAATCAATCCACCCTTAAAAAAGCGACGTGCCTTCTGAATAAACTCTTTTACTGCATCTTCCAACTCGTGGAAAATGTCTTCCTTTATAACGATGTCTCGCTTATTAGTATTAACATCAATAAGATCGCCGACAGTACCAATCAAAGGAATTTGAATTCCTAATATCTTTTCAATTACCTCATCAAGTAGTTTCTCACCAAGGTCCTCAACTGCTTTGCCGGACAAGACGTCTTCCTTTGCCTTCTTAATCTTAGCTTTGTACTCGGCTACCATCTTATCAAATGATTGTTCGATTGCAACCGTAGGATCCACTGCACCGGTGATAAAATCATAGATTGGCTTGCCAATGATTGGAATATTCTTTACTGCTTTAGCAATTGCGTTTGCGACCGTCTCAATAAAGTCATTAATAAGTTGGTTAAACCAGTTCTTTACTTTATGCCAAACCTCTTCGGCTTCAAGATCGGGTGACTTGATTCCAAGACTTCCATCAAATGTCGATTCAATTCCAAGATACTTTTTTACGGCCTCAATATCTTCTTTAATTGCTTGCTTTACTTTTCTTTGGCCTTCTTTAGTGAACAAATCGGTAATTACAGGATCATATTGATACGGTTCACCATTTTCATCTAATAATGTTGCAGTACCAATAAACGGAATTGGCATTTTAAATGGATTCGGTACATCTAATAGACTAGCAAGGTCAAGAAGAATCTCGACAATACTTCTTTTAAAATATTCTTCAATATCTTTAGATAATTCACGAGCACGGTAACGATATTCAAGTTCTATTGATTTTAATTTTTCAAACGGATTAGTAGTAACACCTTCAATTGGTTTCATAGTTAGTTCTATTGCAGCAAGTGCTGCGACCAGAGCAATAGAACAATCATCATTTAAGTCTGTAGCCGAACTAGATACTTTGAGTCTGCCCACCGTTCTGCCGATGTTCTTAAGATAGGCATCTAATTCTTTCTTTCCAATCTTACCATCGCCCGGACATTCTAGCTTTGGTATTTTTGGAATCTCAACAACGATCGTCATCCATTGATTCCAACGATTGGTGCACGGATATTAACTACTGTTTTGGATACAATATCGATATCCTTATCAGCATTGATCTGAATCTTACCTTCGTTTGCTACGATCTGCAGATCACCACGAACAACACTGATTGAATGATCGTTCATCGTAACACTCGTCGAATCTTTCATTGACTTAGTTACAATAGACCCGTCAGGAAAGATCTCTACATAAGCTCCAGACTTGTGGTAAACATGAATACGCTCTGCTTTTGGAGTGTCATCGAGTTCAAGCACATGACCAGACTCTGTTGTAATAGTCTTATTGTGCGGATACTGAGCAGCGTATTCAGATTTCTTTTCACCAAGTTCTGTAATATATTGTTTTTGAACTGGTCCTATGCCACGGGCCTGTCGTGAAAGTGAATGGTTACTATCATCCACTGCATAAGGAAAACTTCCTACAATATAAGAAAGTTTTGAATTCATTCTAAATCCAAAAACTTTAGTGTCTTTATTCACACCAACTGCAGCTACACCCACACCCTTTGCATTAGCACCGGTTGGTGGCATAATCACATGGCACCAAAAAAGATCTTCTGTGTTTTCTTTATCCTGACCAACAAGCTCTTTGACTTTGATTCTGCCCATCTTTTCAGGATCGTTGATATCAACAACCTCGCCTTGAAACCATCTTTCAATTTTCATTCATCATCTCCTATTGAGCTTTTGGCGCATCGCCAGCAAAGCCATCTTTTACAATTTCAAGAGCCTGTACATATTCTGAACCTTCACTGAATGTAAGTGTGTGTCTTACTTTCGTAACTAAATAATTACCAGCGGTTGTACTGCTTGTATCAACAAATGGTCTTTCTTGACCTAATGTAAGAGCATTCATCTCTGGAATTTTAGCAGTAATAACATCTCCAACTGTAACCGTCGAGTCTCCGTATACAGTAATATGAGCAATAGTGTTAAACAGGAATGAAAGATAATATGGACGGATAGCTGCGAGTGTTGCTACGTCTGCAGTTTCTACAGTGGGATCAAAATAAACTACTTCAACTCTACCTTCAGTAGACTTTAAGTCATTCTGTGAAGATAAAGAAGCAGATGAACTATTTAAATTCAATTGTTCAAAATTAAGAGTGTTAGGATCGAGTTCTGTAATAGTAACTTCTTGAGTCTTGGTGTTTACCATCTTTACTGTAACTTTACCGGCACCAAGAGCACGTGTTACGTTTTGGTTTCCAGTTTGAATCACTTTAAACGCAAGAATGTTTCTCCACTTGGCTCCAGCAACCGCAATATCTGTTGCCGCGGACTGAACATAATACTTGTCACCAATCTTTGTTTTACCGTCTTTGATAAGACCTTCAAAAGATTTAAAGTGATATCCTTTACTATTTTCATAGAAAACAAAGCAATGTCCTTTGAATTCAGAAGACATCGCTTTTAATCGAATCTCATCAATAGCAGTAAATGGATTGACTAGAGTAAAATTAAATGCATGCAACCCTTGAGTCTTTTCTAAGAAGAGTGGTTTAGTACTACCAATTCCTTCTTTATCTTGTAGAATTGCTGCAACCATTCTTTCACATTCAATCTTTTGTCTTGAGAACGAAAGATTTTTTACCTGTGTCGATTTCAATGACTCTTTTGAAACACACGTTAACTTGTAAACAATGCCTTTGTCATCTGGAAGAGCTTCTGCTGGATCTACAATGACTGGGTATAATTCATATTTTACTGAAGCTTCGTCATTCTCTTCATATGTAGTAAAGTCTATAAAGATCTTTTCTTCTAGAAAATTAAAATGATCAAAGATTCCTACCTTATCAGAGAAAACAAATTCCGCAATTACAGTGGGTTCTAACACACTTTCATAAATATCGGCGCGAGCACAATAAGGAACCAATCCTAAAAGTCTGCCACCGGGAACAGACATTTCAAGACGATTCAGTTTGTACTTACCATCGCGATATTGTGTTGTTATTGTCATTTCTTCATTTGCTCAATAAATGACTTTTCTAAATCTGGAACGTAACTAGACTTAATTAGATTGATATATCGTTTGAGTTCGTTCTTTTCTTCTTCATAATCATATGCATAAACCGGAGCCCAGAAAGCGCTTTCTGTAGATGGAATGTTTTCTTTTAATATAGTTGCGGTAATTACGCCTTCAGCCGTTGCAGCAGCAAAAGCTCCAGTAATATGATGAAGTGTTAAAGTTCCGGTATCATTATCTTTATTAACCAGAATTCCACGGGCTTGTGTTGATGCCTGATATATTTCATCACCAGCACCATATGCTGAGATATCAAAACTTACAACTAATTCGACAACGCGGTTTGTTGATACAATCCAATCGTCTTTTACTCTTTCATAACCAATGATTTGATCAGTGTTATTTAATTTTGGCTTCCAATATTTCTTAATGTTTGCCTGCAAACTATCATATACACTTTCAGAAATTAAACTTTCATCTGGTGCCCAGTTGTTTCTATAATAAAGAACCTGAGTTCGCGCATTTTCAATAGAACCATACTTGCCAATGATATAGTTTTTAAAGTCTTCTGCAGACATGTAATAATCATGATATGGATCTACTACGTTATTCGAAAGATAAACTAACCAATCGTAGTGTGGTGTTCCATAATAGTTGAATGATAAGATGTCTGGTCGAGTTGAACCTTCTTGCAAAACGTAATCAAAGTTTGAATATATGTCTTGCTTTGATTCATCTGTAAAGTCAACACGTGCCATAATATTTTTGGCAGGCACTCCATTATAATCGACTAAAGGAAAGCGGCTGAAATATTTTGTCATTATTCTCTTGGTCTTCCTGCCTGAATGCTGCCGGATGAAACTGAATTATAGAATTTTTTTGATGTCTTTTCTACAGCATCAACAGTACCTTTTACATCTACTCCAAGTGCATCTCCAATATTTGAAGCACCTTTTTTTATGGCATCTTTAAATTGCTCAAGACCATCTTCACGCTCACCTTTTTGAAGGCCATAATCCTTAGCTGTTTGAATTTCTGTTTCAAGAAACTGGATTTCAACCTGAATCATTGTAGGAAGATTATTAGTACCTTGGAAAAATGATGGCAAACCTGATGGAGCATAATTTACTGAAACATTCTTGACAAGACACTTTTTATAGATGATCAAATCATCTCCACTTGCTGCCCATGGCATCAAACGAATGTTTACCATTGGAGGATATTGCAACGCAGCAGTACCTGTAGTACTATATGCTGGCAGTGAATTCTTTTTGATTTCAGTAATAATTTCTTTTAGTGTTTGGCTTTCGGCTGGATTGCGTGGTGCAAAAGTCCATTGGAATGTATGTGTACGTAACTCTACACCTGAAAAGATAGCTTGTAAGTGTGGATTTGGTACAGCTCCAAGAGCTTGACCAAGAATTTCTGCTGTGCCTTGTTCAAGCGCTTGAGTCATAAAACTATATGCAATTGCGAACTCGGTACCAGAAACTTTATCACCAGCTCCACGGAGCAAATCAACTCCTAGATCTGCAACACCACCCATGCCACCTTGAGGTTTACTATCGACATTTAACTCGAATGATTCTTTCAAGTCACGTGGAATTGGAAGAAGGATTGTTTTAAATCTCTTGAAAATAGCTTCCATTTGAGGGCTTGGACGATGATAGCTCTGAAAGTCTAACTCTATATAATATTTTCCAAGCTGATCTGGAAACTGCATGATATTTACTGATTTAATATCTTGTGCATTGATTTTTTGAATAGCATCGAGAGTAGTTTCAGCAGAACCCGCTAAAAGCTTTTCTTCAATCTGACGTGGTGATACACGATTTTGTTCTGCAGTAGAGCTTTGGAAAAACTTGTCTGCTCGACCAACAGCAACAGAATCACTAAAACGTGATGAGATCTGACGAGCTACGCTATCAGAAAGTCCTACTTTCTTTAATCCTTTTGCAAAAGCATCTTCAACGGCATTCTCAAGTTTGTTTTCAACTTTATTTACGACTTTATCAACAAGGCGATTGGATATACCACCAAGATCCTTTTTAAAACTATTGATGTTGAGCTTGATAAGTGCCATTGTTTCTCTTCTTTGAAAGTTCTCTCTTTATTTATAAATAGCTCTATGGCGTATAAAGGCTTTTTCAAACCACTTAATCCTTCTAAATATAAAGGAGATCCTACGAAGATCGTTTACCGTTCTCGTTGGGAGTGTGTGTACATGTCGCGCTTAGATAAAGACCCGAGCGTAATCGAATGGTCGAGTGAAGAAGTAGTGATTCCTTATAGATCTCCAATTGATAACCGTATGCATCGATATTTTGTAGATTTCTATGTAAAGAAAAAGCTTCCAAACGGCAAGGTGGCATCGGCACTTATCGAGATCAAACCAAAGAAAGAAACACGTCCGCCTGAGGTAATAAATAAACCAAACAAACGTTATATTAATGAAGTCATGACGTGGGGCGTAAATTCTGCAAAGTGGAAAGCCGCTACAGAATTTTGTAAAGATCGTGGCTGGGCGTTTGAAATCTTAACCGAAGATCATTTAGGATTAAAATTTTAGTGGCTACTGTATTCGATACAATCATTACACAAGGTGTTCGTTCTGGACAAATTCCTGCGCGCACTCAAGGTGCACGTGATTGGTTTCGTGAAACCGCTGGAAAAATGAAAACGATCAATGAGCGTTCTTTGATGAAAGGCGATAAAGGAAGACTTACAGTACGTCCAATCGTTGGTTCAATGTATATGTTCAGTTATGATCCTAAGTGGAAAGATGAACTTCCATACTACGACAGATTTCCTCTAGTCTTTCCATTTCGTAAAGTACCTGGTGGGTTCTATGGACTGAATCTGCACTATCTCCCACCACAACTCAGAGCAAAGCTGATGGATGCTCTGTATGATTATGCCAACAATACTCGTTATGACGAATCAACTAAGATTAAATTGAATTACCAGCTACTCACAAGCATTGCAAAGATGAGATTCTTTTCTCCTTGTGTAAAGCATTATCTAGACGAGCATGTGCGTTCTCAATTTATGTATGTGTACCCTTCCGAATGGGACATTGCTCTCTTCTTACCAACAGAACGTTTCGCCAAGAAGTCGAAGACTCAAGTCTGGGGCGAATCAAAAAGAATGCTAGGGATTAGAAAGTAATGGTTGGACCTATAAAATATAGCCAAGAAGCTAATAAAGAATTTAATAGGTGGGCACAATCTGCTGAAGGCAAAACTGCAATTGCACAAAAAAAGAAAGCAATTGCTGCAAGTTATGGTAATCCTTCAGGATCAGCAGCAGCTTCTGCTTATGAAGAGCGTGCCAAAAATGAATTAAGAGATGTTTATATTACTCAATACAATTATAGTAAAAGTAATCCATCTAAATCAACTGCAGCTCAAAAAACTAGTGCACCTGCCAACAAAAACCCAGCTCGATCTACTGAAAGAGTTACTGACAAACCCGGTTCATTGCCAAAGCCAAGTGATCAACAGCAGCCAGCAATGGAAGGTGGTCCGAATCAAAGACCACGTATCGCAACTGAGGGAACAAGTTCTACTCAAAAGTTTAGTATTCAAAGTTTTAGATCAGAAATAGTTGAAAACGGTGTATTACCATCTCATTCTTATCTAGTTACTTTTTCTCCGTTTAGAATGGGATTCCCAGAAAACGCTCCTCTTACTCGATTTGTTACTCAAAAAAGAAACACTCTTGTATTAAGATGCGAAAGTATTGTTCTACCAGCTCCTGCATTGCTAGAAGAAGAAAACATTCGTAGATACGGATATGGTCCTGTTGAAAAGATTCCATATGGTGTACAATTTAGTGATGTAACAATGACGTGGTTAGTTGATAAGAATTCTGAGCTTGTAGATTTCATGTATCAATGGATGAACACCATTGTAATGCATGATTCTCCGAATGCTTCAATGACTCCATCAACAAACCCGGATGTACAAAGACCAGATCTTACAAACTATAGTCCATATGAAGTTGGCTATAAAGATGGTTATACAAATCCAATCGTCAGAGTTTATGTTTATAACAGACAAAATCAAACTGTGATTGAATACGAAATGTATGATGTCTTCCCAATGAATATTCAATCAATGAATCTTGCATGGGCTGACGAAAATCAGGATCAAAAGCTTACAGTCACTTTTGCTTATACAAATATGAAAGTAAAAGCAAAAATGAAAACTAATGAAACACAACTAAATTATTCGTTTGAAGATCTTCGATCATTTTTGACTGAAGGAAGAACTTTAAACCCATACGAAGAAAGAATTCAATTATCTGATAGAGGTGGTAAAGCTGCTGCTGATAAAGCACGATCACCGGGTAATGAATCTGCTACTACAACCGCTGGAACTAGCAGGCCAAATGCTACAGAAAGCACACCAACTGCTCCGACAGAAGTAGTTGTTCCACCAAATTCAAGACAAACGCGAACGCTTGGCCCGTAATATAATGGAGTTATTATAATGCCACTACCAAAAATTAGTCAACCTCTTTTTGATATGACAATTCCGTCTACCGGAAAGAAAATTACATTTAGACCTTTTCTTGTCAAAGAAGAAAAGATCCTTTTGATTGCCCAACAAAGTGAAAATGATACTGAAATCATTCGTGCCATTAAGCAGATTCTGAATAACTGTATTCAAGAAGATATTGATATTGATAACCTTGCTATCTTTGATCTTGAATATATGTTCTTAAAGCTTCGTGCTCGTTCGGTGAATAACATTGTAAAGCTTTCTTATCGTGACACTGAAGACGAAAAGATCTATGATTTCGAATTAGATCTTGATACAATTGAAATTGAAATACCAAAAAAGATTAATTCAAATATTGATGTAAGTGAAAACGTTGGAATGACTATGAAGTATCCATCGGCTTCAATTACTGATCGCATGAAAGACTTTGATAATGAAGTTGATCTCATGACTTTCTTTATTGTGAATTGTATTGATACCATTTATGATGAAGACAGTGTATACGTAGCAAATGAATTTAGTGAAGAAGAAATTACAGAATTCTTAGATGGTCTTGATGTAAAGTCCTTCGAAAAGATTCGTGAATTCTTTGAGAACATTCCAAGACTGCAGCATACAATTGAATATAAAAATTCGAATGGTAGCACAAGAACAATTGAACTGTCAAGTCTTAAAGATTTTTTTATGTGGGGCTGAGTCATAGTTCTTTATCTAGATACTATTCAATGATATTTTCATTGGCTCAGCATCATAAATATTCGATAACAGAAATTGAAAATTTGATGCCTTATGAAAGAGATTTATATGTGGATATGTTATTAGAGTTTCTAGAGCAACAGAAGCAAGATATAGAGAGTAGAAAAACTTAATGAATGCAATTGTTTCCACTGGATTAAAAACCGGAATTGGACTGTTGGGAGATGCCGCATCGAAGGCATATGGAACAGTGTCTAAAACTGGTAAAGCAATGGGAGCATTAGCAGACACATTAAAAGATGCTTCTCAGAATACATCTGAAGAAAAACAATCTCCACCTTCAAATGTTATCATCGGCAACTTTGGAATGGCAGGATCTGCTGGCAGACAGCGTGTTGCTGGATCTGGTACTATTCCTGCTCCAAAGGCCGTTGCAAAAACTTCTGCTACAGAGAAGATGCCAACAGAAGCTCTACTAGATTCTGTTGTGAAGTACCTTACATCAATTGATAAGAGTCTGAAATCTCAACTAGAACTTGATAAACGCTTATATGATCAGCAGGCAAGAGATTCTCAAGAAGCAATCATTGAAGAAAAGAAACCGAATCCATTAGCAAACATCAAAGATCGTTTATCAGGTTTTGGATCTAAGGCGAAGGATTCAGCAAGCACTCTTGGTACAATTGCTAAAGTTGCAGCTGGCCTCGGTGTGGCTGCTGCGCTTGTTGCCAGTTCTTTAGACACAAAAGAACTAGACCAATTAAAAGCAAATGTTGATGCTTTCAAACAAAAGTTTGAATGGCTTTCAGAAATACCAGCAGGTGGTTTAGCTGGATTTCTAATTGGTGTTTTGTCTGGCAAAGGTTTAAAAGGTAAACTTGCTGGTGGTCTAAAAGGTGGAATAATTGGAATACTTACTACATCAGTTGCTGAAATTGTAATTGCAAGAATGACTGGAAATGAAATTCCAGCTGATGCTCAATCCAGTGTAAGTATGATAGCTGGTGGTTATGCCGCGTATAGAATTGGCAAAACGGGATTTGATCTTTATAAGCGTGGCCAAAAGGTACAAGCAATTAGATCAGCTCCTCAAGCAGATCCTAGACTTAGAGGATCAGGATTTAGAGATCCAAGAACTGGAAGAGCTGTTTCTACTGCCGCGGCAAGATCTAGCAAAAGTTGGTTATCAGGACCAGTCGGAAGTAAATTTGTAAAATACATTGCAAAAAAACGCGGGATGTTTTTTGTTAAGAAGATTATTAAACTTCTTGCTAAAGCTACAGTTGGATTAGCAATTACTGCAACTGGTGTTGGAGCTATTCCTGGATTACTATGGACTGGCTTATCACTAGTGCTGGCTTTCAATGATGTTAACGATTTAATAAACTTATGGTATGATTTCCAAGATGAAGAAAAGATTGCAAAAGATGCGGAAGCAATCACATCAACTGCTGCTCAACCAGACGCTGTAAAGTCAGGTGCTTCAGCAGCAACTGCTACACCCGCATTAAGTAAGTCTGAAACTGGAAGACCAGAAGAAGCTCAAGCATTCTTTGAAAGCAAGGGTTGGACAAAAGAGCAAGCTGCTGGTATTGTTGGAAAC